CGCTAAGCAAAACTCTAATTTTGATTAAGGGTGTGGCAAGCCCTATTCTGGTTTACCAGATTTACCCGCCTCCCCGTAACTATCATGGGGGTTTAAGTTGAAGAATAGTAGCAATACATGCACTGAGAGACGCCACTAGAACCTAAAGTCTCTCTGATGAACTTTGTTGCTTGTACCGTTACACTAGCGGGTTGGTATCCGCGGTTCTAACAACAACCTAGCGTTTGAACAGACGCTTTGATTGTCATAGTTGTTCACTAGTAATAATAATAATACGTCCGGAGGAACCATCCTCCAATCTACGCTGTCTAATACAGCATGCACTTCTGCGGAAGTGATGTCCTTTCGAGATGCAGATCCCAATTGGACAACCGAAGTGAAGTCTGCTCCTGACCCCACTTTTAATCAAGGTAATTATCCCGGCGCTCAGCTAGGTGATTACTTATCACGTCCAGTTAACATTGGCACTTTCACGTGGGCAGTAGGAGCAGATTTAGTTCAGATTTTCGAACCCTGGGATCTGTTCTTTTCTCATCCTAGTGTGAAGAAGCGTCTTGATAACTATAATTTACTTAGGTGTAAACTCAAAGTAAAATTTGTCATCAACGGAACTCCGTTTCATTATGGTAGAGCCATATGCTCTTACCAGCCATGGCATGATTTTAACGAAGTGGATAAAATCGTGATCGGTGATAATTCGAATATCATTCAATACAGTCAGCGCCCTCACATTTTCCTAGATCCTGCAAAGGGTCAAGGGGGTTGCTTATGCTTGCCATTCTTTCATCTTGACAATTGGATACACGTCACTGAGAGATCAGATTTTCAAGAAATGGGGCAGATTCGAATTGATAGTATAAATAATTTACTTCACGCAAATCAAGGAACTGATCCCATTACAGTTTCTGTTTTTGCGTGGGCGGATGATGTTCAATTAGTTGGACCAACTCTTAGCTTAGCGGCTCAATCTAAAGATGAATTTGCAGATTCTGGACCAGTCTCAAAAGTTGCTTCTCAAGTAGCTGATGTTGCGAATCTACTATCTACGGTTCCTGTTATCGGACCATTTGCTATGGCTACCTCTTTAGCATCTGGCGCAGTAGCATCAATAGCACGTCTTTTTGGGTTCTCCCGACCGCGAATCATCACCACTATTACTCGCATGAAGAGATTAGTTTATGGAGAGATGGCCACTACAGATTCTCACGACCCTTCAATAACTCTTGCTGTGACCTCCAAACAGGAATTAACCATTGATCCTCGCACGGTTGGCTTATCAGATATTGATGAATTATCTATAGCGTTTCTTACTGGTAAGGAAAGTTTCCTAGACACCTTTTCATGGAATGTTGCGACGTCCGCTGATTCTCTTTTATGGACTATCCCTGTCACTCCATTAGTAGGTAGGATAACAGGGGTCACTCAATATCATATGACACCTATGATGTTCACATCATTATTTTTTAAAGAATGGAGTGGCTCTATCATCTATAGGTTTCAAGTTGTCGCATCAAGTTTCCACCGCGGTAGATTGAGATTTGTCTTTGACCCTGTGTCCGCTAATGTTGCCACTAATCCTGACACCTTTAACACTAATTACAATCGCATTATTGATATTTCTGAGGAAAGAGATTTCGAGGTGCGAGTCTCCTGGGCTAACCATAGGGCCTACCTACAAATAGGAGATTTATCAGATATTCAGCCAGGATCAGTCTCTGGAATAGTTCTAGATCCCGACTTGCACAATGGCGGAATTGCACTGTGGGTTCTAAATCAGCTAGCGTCTCCCGATAATTTGGCTGATATAGAGATTAATGTTTTTGTTAAAGCAGGTCCCGATTTTGAGCTTCGGAATCCAGTAGATGGGAAATTTGACGATCTCTCCTACTTTGCTGCTCAAAGTGCGGATGTTTTTCTCCCTCAAATGGAAGAGAATGCCCCCGAAGGAGCTGAGGCAATAACGCCGATAGGTGATTCATCATCTGATTCTGATGGTCATAAGTCTCTTGTTTTCTATGGTGAAAGCTACGGTACAATGAGAACCTTTCTTAAGCGTTATAATTATTCGATGGCGACTGCTAATCCAGCAACAACGTCACCAGCTGGGTTGGGCGTTTGGACAGAAGAGCGATCCATATTTCCTTATTATAGAGGATATGATCTATCTGGTATCCACGTTGATTCCTTAGCCAATAAATACAATTATACTAAGAATACAACCATTAACCTTCTTACTCCCCTTTACGTGGGATGGCGTGGTTCTATCCGACACAAGAATGTGATAATAGGTAATTCTACATCCAATCTAGCTGCAGTAATCTCGCGATCTCCAGAGCATTCTACATATTCTAACACTTCTGTGTTAACTAATGGTGGTACTCAATCTCAGAGCTGGATTGCTTGGCAAACGTCACAGAATTTTTCTGGAGGAAAGCAAGGCGTACAAGCATATCAATTGGTTAGTGCTCCCGGAATAGAGATAGAGTTTCCATTTCAATCCCCTCACCGATTTGCATTCGCGAGAACTCTCGAATTAGAGAATTCTTTTCGAGACAATCATAATCAATTTGGTATGGTAACCAAAATAATGGGTGATAAGGGCACCTTAGCGTGGAGGGAATCTACTCACGTTGACTATGTTAGCGTAGGCGAAGATTTCCAACTGTTTTTCTTTCTTAACATTCCTGTTATGGAAGCATATTCAGATCCAACAACTTCATCATAAGAAGTTCAC